ATTAATGATAGTAAACAATGAAATACAAGAACATAGAATACAACCCTCTATGTCAGAATGTTTAAAAGGTAAGAGGATTGCTGATAGACAGTTAAAGTCTGGCGGTAATGTTAGATATCAATGTTTAAAATCTAAAGCAGAAATTGAAATATATTTAGATAAAAAACATATAAAGAAATTAATATTAGAATAATTTATGAGTATTAAAAATGGTAGATTGGTTAATAGACAGAATAGGAAGAATATCAAGATCTATATTCCATTGGACTTGGCGAGTACAAGTACACCGAAAGTATTACAAGAAAAAAAAATAGATCATGGTTAAGTTTGTTCTTATGTTACAATTATGTGTAAGCGGTATGTGTTATCCACCTTTAACAAATGATGATTTTATTTTTGATACATACAAAGAATGTACAATAACAGGTTATGAAGAAAGTTTAATGTATGTAGGAAACATGGATGATGAATATGTAAACAACCAAAGACCATTAATAAGGTTTTGGTGTATAGAAGAAAAAGTAAAAGAAAAAATTAGCACATGAAAACAAAGAAAAAAATAGTAAGAAAAACAATATCTCATAGTGTAATATCATACAAACTAGATGAGATTAAGGATCTTGTTCATAAGAATTCCAAGGATATAGAGGAGTTAAAGAAACAAGTAGCTATGGGTAAGGGTGGCATAAAAGCTATATTTGTGATAGGTTCTTTAGTAGCATTAATATTAGCATTAATAAAAATGCTTACATTATGGAGGTAAATTATGGCATGGTTTAGTTTAGCAAAAATTGCAGTACAAGCAGGTACACATATATTTAAAAAAAGACAAGAAACAAAAATGATGATGGCAGATGCACAATACAAACACGCCGAAAAGATGGCCAACGGATCTGCTGAATATCAAGGTAAATTATTAGAAGCCAGACAATCAGACTGGAAAGACGAGTTCATATTGATACTGTTAAGTATCCCTATCGTAATGTTAGGATTTGCGGTATGGTCAGATAATCCTGCACACATGGAAAAGATGAAATTATTTTTTGAATATTTTTCACAACTTCCATTTTGGTATCAAACAATTTTTGTGGGCGTGATAGCATCTGTGTATGGACTTAAAGCAACAGATCTAATAAAAAGGAAGTAATATGGCAAGTAAATATCATACTACCAAAGATGGAAAGAAAGCAAAGAAAGGTTTGTATTACTATATGAACCGTAAAAAGAAAGCTGGTACATCTAATCCGAAGTCTAAATCTACGGTTAGTGCAAAGGCATATAAGAACATGAAAGCTGGTTTTCCTAAATTTGGTAGAGCATAATGGGTTATAGTAAAGAACATAAAAATCCTAGCGGTGGTTTGAATGAAAAAGGTAGAAAGTTCTTCAAACGTACAGAAGGATCTAATTTAAAACCACCTTTATCAAAAGGTAAGAGTGGCCGTAGAATATCGTTTGCGGCCCGATTTGGGGGCATGAAAGGCCCAATGAAA